TCACCTATACGCCCAATAACAGCAGCCAGGCCGGATTTGCGCCAGCCTATCAGGTCAATATCCAGCTCGGTGAGCTGAGGGCCGATATCGAGGATATCCGAAATCAGATCAATCAGGCGTTCTTTGCCGATCTCTTCCTGATGATCTCGCAATTGGATGATGTGCGATCGGCCACAGAGATCATCGAGCGCAAGCAGGAGAAGCTGTTGATGCTGGGGCCGGTGCTCGAGCGCCTGCATGACGAATTACTGGATCCGGCGATCGATCGCATCTTCAATATCATGCTAGCGAACGGCCTGTTGCCCGAGCCACCGCAGGAATTGCGCGGCCAGGCACTGGATATCGATTACATCTCGACCCTGGCCCAGGCGCAGAAGGCGGCGGAAACCGGCAGCATCGAGCGCATCGCCAGCTTTGTCGGCAATCTGGCCGGCGCCAAGCCGGAGGTGATCGACAAGATCGATTTCGATGCGGCGGTCGATGAATATGGCGACGCGCTTGGCATCTCGCCGCGCATTGTTCTTGGCAGCGATCAGGTGCAGCAGACACGTGCGGCGCGCGCCCAGGCGATGCAGCAGCAGCAGGCGATGATGGCGACACAGCAGGCGATCCAGGGCGCCAAGACACTGTCCGAGACGAAGCTCGGCGGTGATGGCTCGGCGCTCGACCGGGTGGCCGGCATGCTGGGCGGTATGAAGCCCGGCGTTGGTCCAGGGGGCGTTGGTCAATGACGGAGATCAGCGATCTCGGCGATGCCGGCCAGGTCGGCGAGCGCAAGGACAAGATCCGCCGCCAGGAGCGTGCCGAGGCGGAAGCCTTCAAGGCCTTGATGGAGCAGCGCGACTTTCGCGCCTTCATCTGGCGATTGCTGGCGGAAGCCCAGGTGTTTCAGCCGATCATGACCGGCAACAGCTACACCTTCATGAACGAAGGCAAGCGACAGATCGGGCTCTGGGTCCTGGAGCAGATCAATCGTCTCTGCCCGGATCTCTACGTCACCATGACCAAAGAGGCACGAAAGGATCAATCCCATGTCTGATACACAAACCGCGCAGTCCACCGAAGCGGTCGCCCGTAGCCAGACGATGCTTGGCTTATCCGAGGGCAGCGCCGATCATGCGGCGGCGTTGCAACAAGGGGCCGGGCAACCGCAAGACGATGCCGGGGCAGAGCCCGCCGCCGATGGGGTGGCCGATCAAACCGGTACGAGTTACGCGGATTTTACCCTGCCGGATGGCATTGAGGTCGATGCATCGTCGCTGGATGCGGCCAAGCAGCTTTTCGCCGCCGATGGCCTGAGCCAGGAGCGCGCGCAAAGCTATATCGATCTCTATACCGCCCGCATGCAGGAAGCCGTCGAGGCGCCTTATCGCCTCTGGGCGGAAACCCAACGTGAATGGCAGGAAGCCGTCAAGACCGACCGGGAAATCGGCGGCCCGCGCCTGGCGGCCAATCTGGCCGTTGCTGCCAAAGCGGTCGATCGCTTCGGCGGTGACGCGCTCAGGCAGGCCTTGAATGCCAGCGGGGCCGGCAACCATCCCGATGTCATTCGCGCCTTCATCCGCATTGGCAAGGCGATCTCGGAAGATGCTTTGGTGCTGGGGCGCGGTGTCGCTCATGAAAGCCGAAGCCGTGCCGACCGCCTCTATCCCAACGACCCGCTGAAGCCGCGCGACTAGTCGCAGCGTTATCTTTGAAGCTGGCTTCAGCCACACATCAACAGGAGTGATTCATGGCGACCATCGGTGGTCAATATTTGAGTATTACGGATCTTGCAAAGCGGATGACCGCTGACGACAAGATCGCGGATGTGATCGACATCCTGACACAGACCAATGAGGTGCTGGACGATATGGTCTGGGTCGAAGGCAATCTACCGACCGGCCATCTGACGACGATCCGCACCGGCCTGCCGCAGGCAACCTGGCGTTTGCTTTACCAGGGCGCACAGCCGCAGAAGTCGACGACAGCGCAGATCACGGATACCTGCGGCATGCTGGAGACCTACAGCATCGTCGATAAGGATCTCGCCGATCTCAATGGCAATGCCAGCGATTTCCGCTTGTCGGAAGACGAGGCCTTCCTGGAAGGCATGAACCAGCAGATGGTTCAGACCCTGTTCTACGGCAATATCGCCGCGACACCGGAGCGCTTCCAGGGATTGGCGCCACGTTACAACACCACTCAGGTCGCCAATGCCCAGACGGCGAATAACGTGCTCGATGCCGGCGGCACCGGTTCCAGCAATACCAGCGTCTGGCTGGTGGTCTGGGGCAAGCGCACGATCCACGGCATCTATCCGAAGAAGACGAAAGCCGGCCTCACTCATGAGGATGTCTCGACCCCAGCGCCGATCGACGATGGCACTGGCGGCAAATACCAGGCCTATCAGACCAAGTACCAGTGGAAATGCGGCCTGACGGTGCGCGATTGGCGCTTTGCCGTGCGCATTGCCAATATCGACACCTCCAACGCCGCCGGCGGCCTGCAATCCGGATCGCCGGTCAACCTGCAGCGCTTCTTCATCCGGGCCATTTCCAAGGTGCCGAGCCTGAAGCTGGGGCGACCGGTCTTCTATGTCAATCGCGCGGTTAAGACCTGGGCCGATATCCAGCAGACGGAAAAGCCGACGCTCGGCTTCCATACCGTGGAAGACGCCCAGGGTAATCCGCTGACGGCGTTCCGCGGCATTCCGATCCGGCTCTGCGATCAGCTTCTCAATACTGAAGCGAAGGTCTCCTGACGATCGCCCCATCAACGAGAGCGACCATTCTTAGGTCGCTCTCCATCGGATCCCGCTGAAAGGATACCTCCCATGATTTTGGACAGTACCAACCTTCTTTCCAACCAGCAATCGCTGGCACTTGCCGCCGGCACGTATAATTCGGCCAATGTCATCGATCTCTCGGCCAATCGCGACATCGGGGCCGGCGAGGAATTGTCGCTGTTTGCCCAAGTGGTGACCGGCTTCACCGGTGGCACCTCGCTGCAGATGGCATTGGTGACATCGGCGGCACCCGGCCTGACGACGCCGACCACCTTGTTCCAGACCGCAGCGATTCCCTTGGCGTCGCTGCAGAACCCTGGCTTTCAGATCTTTCGCGGCTATGTGCCGATCAATCCGTCCGGCCTGCCATTGCGATATCTCGGCCTGATCTACACATTGGTCGGTACCTTCACTGCCGGCACCGTGAGCGCCGGCCTGGTCTATGACCTGCAGGCCAATATCGGCTATCCGGAAGGCCTCAATGTCAGCGCCTTCTAAGACCTGACTTTCGCTGGCTGTCGTTCAGGCAGTCACAGCCGAAGACGACGTTCAACGATTAGGTGGCGCGTGCATCGCCAAACGCGCGCGCCACCATCGGTGACGGCTTCGACCAGGTCGCGGGCGGCGCCAGGGGCCTGATATTCGACTTTCATCTACAGGAGATATGGCAGATGGCGCGCTATCGCGTTCTGGAATTGTCTTTTATCGGCGACCGCTTGAGCGAGCCGGACAGCGAAATCGATTTTGACGGCGTGCCCGGCAACAATCTGCTGCCGCTGGATGCAGCGGCGCGCAAGGCTGTCAAGGCGGCGGAAGCCCGCAACGCTGTCGACGCCGACCTGGTTGATCCGGACGGCGAAGAAGCAACGCCACTCGATCTTCTTTGAGGTTTGATCCATGGGAAAACGCAACACGACTGCCAATGAAGAAGCCGTCGAAGTCTTGACCGGCAGCTTCACCGCGACCGGAACCGCAACGCCGCGCGCCTTGTTGGGCGACTTCAACATTGCGCTTTGGGGGACCTTTGTCGGCACCGTCGCCGTCGAACGCAGCTTTGATGGCGGCACCACCTTCATCGCTGTCGCCCGCGATACCAGCGGCACCGCCGCAACCTTCACTGCAGCGACCAGCCTCAGCATCAGCGAGCCGGAACGGTCGGTTCTCTACCGCTTGAACTGCACAGCCTTTACCAGCGGCACCATCAACTACCGGCTGTCGCAATGAAACCAAATATGAAGACCGGGCCGCGTGAGCCCATAGCGGCACCGGTGGTGACCGCCGTGAAGAACAAGTCGAAAAAGTAGCCGGAAGGGACCCCATGGCAGATCTGATCGCCATCGCCAATCTGTCACTGTCGCGCATCGGGACACGATCGAGCATTGCCGATCTGGCTGAAGATTCGCCGGAGGCGCGCGGCTTCAACACCATCTATGAGCAGGCGCGGGACGAGACGCTGGAGGCGGTGGATTGGGGCTTTGCCCGGGCCAGGCGCTATCTCGCCGATCTCGGATCGCCGCCGATCGACTGGCAATATCGTTATGCTTATCCCAGTGATTGCCTGAAGATTCGCGGCCTCTTCCAGCCCTTGTCCATCGATCTGAACAGCGCCTTCTTGGGGACGGCGCCAGTTTCCAGTGGGGCAGGCGCCATCAGCAGCCTCGATATCAGCAACGCGGCGGTACCGCCGGTGCCATATGAGGC